TGGCGATCTGATTGTTTATTGGGGTGCCCACAGCACCCACAGCGCCTAGGCCGCCTGTTCCGCTAACCTCTGCCCACGTAACCGATCCGCTGCCGTCAGTCTTAAGAACGTAGTTTGCTGATCCGTCCGCCGTGGGGAACTTAAAGCCAGTGGTCGATGGATCACCAATCTGCAACTCTCCGTTAACCCTGAGGATATCGTTGTCGAACTCACCGTAGATAAGCGGTGATGTAGTGTTAGTGTTATCGATGTACAGCCTGTGTGAGGCTGTGGTAACCTGACCGCCCGCACTAGACCCAATGAAAATGTTACTATCGCCAGTAGTGAGATTTTCCCCAGAAAGCCTTCCAATAGCCACATTGTAAGTTCCGCTTACGACACTATATGCAGATCTGTGGCCCACGAAAACGTTGTCAGAAAAAGTTGTCGTAGAGAGGTTAAAAGAACCACCAGAATATCCAGCCTGATAACCAATAACTACATTCCTGTCAGCTCCAGAGTAAGCACTCCACATGCTTGCCTGCCCAATAGACACATTTTGAGATCTGGTGAGAAATCCAGCGGCGGCACCAGAGTCGTGGCCACGCATCGCATAAAGACCTATGGCTACGTTAGATGCGTCTGCACCAGCAAAATAAGATACCGAATCACCAATCATCACGTTGCCAGCCGTCGTTTTGGTTGCGATATCACTCCACATGGCCGTATTGCCAATAACTACATCACCACCACCGAGAGTGACATTCTTGTAGGACTCTTGACCTATAACTGTTGATTTAACAGTTGAACCATCTCCAGAGCTATAACCTACGTATGTTCCTCCATTATTTTCCAGTCCAGCCTGATACCCAATAGCCGTGTGAATGGCAGTTGCACTCTGACCTGCACGGAAACCAACCGATGTTGATTGCGCCCCAGTAAAATTTCTTTGCGCCTGATACCCAACAGCAGTGTTGCTGCTGGTACTGGTAACTCCAAGAGCGGCTTGGTATCCAATAGCCACATTGTTAGCCCCAGTAGTCAAATCCGCTAGAGCGCTAAACCCTATAGCGACAGTGTTGTTGGCAGTGGTGATTGAAGCCCAGCTACTCCCGATAAGAGTGTTGTCTCCTGAGTCAAGAATCTTAGCCCTACCATCGTCCCCTAAAAGAATCCTTTCTGTACCCGTACCCGTACCCGCCGAGTAGTCGTACACTCTTATATCGCCAGCTACATCAACCTTACCTCTTGCACCCGACGCGCTACTTCCGTTAGACCAAGTCAGTACATTCCCGTAATTGTTGTCAATAGCTGAGTGCTGGATATAGGAGAGCGAAAGCGAAGAGTTCCCTTTAAGGCCTCCTCTCTCTACTTGTGCATAGTCTACGGTGTTTGCAGTATCACCAATCCTGAACGTCCCGTTTTGAGTGCTAAAAGAGAAGTAGTAAGTACTAGTACTCTTCTGTAGGGTCACTGAGTTCCCGTTATAAGCGCCCCACAACTGAGCAGATACACCAAGATCAATTCTTGGTTCCGTTCCTGCTGAAGCACCTCTATCCATCTTCAGGTTCCCGTCAGCAACATGAACCCTAGCTGAGGGAGACGTGGTTCCTGCCCCTAGGTATCCAACAACAATAGTTCCACTAGCATCATCAGCATTGTTACCTATAGCAACCTTCCCCGCAGCGAGACGAGTAAACCTAACGTCTCCATTGTCTCCAGAGTTTTCTCCAATGTGAAGGGCTCTAGATATAACAAATCTATTTACATCACCAGAGTAAGAGAATCTACCCCATTCTCCACCACCTCCCTTTTGAAAGGCCATCCTTCCACTCCACCCCGCTATCCACTGATTCGCGCCGCCTGACCACCCTATCCTGTTGTAAGAGTTTACAAACAGGGTGTTTGAATTTGCAACCCCATCATCTATGTGAAGTGAATAAAGTGGCGAAGTAGTGCCGATACCTACGTTGCCAGTACCGTTAGGGATAATCGTAATATCTCCGTTAGAAGCGCTGACGATACTCTGACCGTTTACGTCAAGGTCGCCTCCAAGCTGCGGAGTAATGTCTTCCACAACATTATCCAACCCGCCGCTAGGGGCCCCGATCAGGTCAGAGTAAGCACCACTGGTGGCGACATCAGCTAGAGTAGTAGGTGTGGCTACGCCACTTGCGTCACCTATCCAAGCCTGCCCCTCAGGTATGTTAGGTACGTCGTTAGATCTGCCAGCGCCCATGATGACGCCAGAGATTTTATTCGGGGTTGGCGCTGTATTTACCTTCAGAGCTACCCCTAGGTTCTGGACAGCGTTAGTATCGCCAGAAGGCCTAGTACTTGTAAACCCTCCACCCGAAGCCAAGTAGATTGTATCCCCAGGATTTATCCCGTGGCCAGGGGCGGCGTCTACGTTGTTGATAAACCCAAGGGCTATACCTAGACCTGTACCACCCGCAGCAATATCTTCGTTAAGTACGAAGTGAGCTGGGTAGGCGGCGTTTGCTATGAGTGCGTCAGCAACAACAACCTCAGCTTCGTTTCCAGAGTTGCCAGTTACGTGAACTGGTGTGCCCTTGGTTAGAGTTCCAGCAGTAACGTTCTTTACAACTTCGGCAATAGTCTTTGGGAAGGCAAACGACACCGCACCAGCGCCGTCAGTAGTAAGCACCTGACCGTCATCCCCGTCAGCACCTGGTAGCGTATACGAGCTCCACTTTGTGTCGTAGTCAGTGGCGCTGTTCTTTTGAATGAACTGGTTCTCGCTACCGCCTTCAATCAACCCCTCACCGTCAGCTCCGTCAGCTCCGTCAGCACCAGTAGCCCCAGTAGCACCAGTGGCCCCAGTAGCGCCAGTAGGCCCAGTAGCGCCAGTAGCCCCAGTAGCCCCAGTAGGCCCTTGAGGCCCTTGAGGCCCTTGAAGTCCCTGAAGACCAGAAGATACACTTATAACCGCTGGGGACGAGGGCGATACAGAAATACTATTCGTCGTTGTCGAGAACGTAGCTGTCGTCCCGTCGGAAACACTTACCGAGATAGTATTTCCTGCAGATTCTGTAACAGTTACCGCCATGATTATGTGGCTCCATTTGTTCTTGATATATCGTCATTGACGACAAAGCTACCCTCAAGAATGGTTGTTACAACTGTATTGGCGATTCCGACACTTTGCTGAAGGTCATAAACATACCTGCCCTGATCTACGGTTTTCATAAAGGTAGCAGAGGCTGTTATCGTAACCACCCCACTGTTGTTAACGGCTATAACAAATCCAGTATCGACGCTTTCGGTTGTGTCTATAATAACATCTCTAGTTCCGTCGGCTTTTTTAGGCCCCCTAGCCTGCATCAAAAAAGAGTATTCATTAGTCGTCAAGGGAACAACGGTCCCTTCAGAGTCCTTTATGGTAAGCGAAAGAGAAAACGTATCACCTTTTCTACAGGTGATATTCAACTTCTCAGCTATATCTAGATTTACTTTTGACATTACTCGACGGTTTCGTTTGTTGGGGCCTCCTCAGCCGATTGTTGTACATCTATTCTATCGTCCTTCCTGTCTTCTTTCATTACTTCAAGTTTCTGCTTAAAGTTCTGATCGTCCTCGCGGAATCCAAGGGTGGCCTGCGCCTTGATGAGCTCTATCTCTTTTCTAAACTGATGCTCCATCTGCATAAGCTGCATATCCATCTGTCCCTTAAGCTGTATCTCTTGCTGCTTTAGCTGCGCCTCCATCTGAAGCTCTTGCTGCTTCATCTGTGCCGCAGCCTGCGCGGCCTGTTGGGCCTGCTGAGCCTGCATCTGTGAGTTCTGAGTAGCCATCTCTTGCTGCTCCTTCATCCTCTTCTTTCTTCTCAGAACCAGAAGTCTCTCGGCTTGATTTACATCCTTAAGCGACCTAATGGCTATGGCGTCTTCAAGGTCTATTTGACCCTGCTGGATAGACATTTGTATATTCTGCTCTAGATACTCCTTATCCTTGTCCTCCATCTCCTTGACGACCCTGACTCCAAAATTATACATAGCCAAGTCTCTGAACGAGTCAAGAACAGACATATTGGTCTCGCCTATAGCGTTGGCGTACACTCTAAACAGAACAGAGCCTTCTGGAATAATCTGCAAGCACTTTACCACGTCCTGACACACCTTCTTGTACATCATCATAGATGCGTTAGTGATATCGTGGATTGCATTATTACCCTGCTGTATCGCATTCTGCTGAACCCCCACGAGCATATCACCCTTAGGGGTGGTGCCGTCCATAGACTCGTTGATACCCGAGGTGTCTCTGATAAGTTGCAGGTAGTGATTGTACAGGGCTACAAGCTCCTGGATATTTCGGATAGCGTTACCTATCTCCCTGACGGGCGGGTTTTGGAACCCACCCTCTGGGTTCTTGCTTCTGTAGTAGAAGACACCCGTCTGCTCGTAGATGTCGTGAATCTCAAGCGGTTCTAGTTCTCCGCCTTTTCCGAGCTGTACGTTTTCCAGACCCTCGATGTCGATAATCAATCCATCTGGCTTGGCCTTGGCTACAGCCTGTTGGATCTTGAGGTGGGTGAGCTGGAGCATGTCCGCAAACCCCGTGCAGCTGTCGACCATCGACTTGGGAATCATGCGAAGCATGTTGGTGGCAACGGGGGAGTAAGAAAGCGTGGCTCTGCTCAGGTCGTGGACGTTTTTAGGAACGTTGTTTTTCTTTCCGTAACCGTAGATGGTTTCGGTCCCCACGATGAAAGAGCCACCGTATACGTTGGCAATCTCCATCTTGTGAGGCTTCCTGTCGAACACGGAACCTGCACGCTCCTTATAAGACTCCCCCTTATAGTAAAAGCCCTTGTTTCCGAAGCGGCTTTCTTTTTCCTCAAAGTATATACAGTCCACGCCGATGAACTCAAAGTCCATGACCTCTACCATGTATTCGTCGTACCCATAAATGGTTCGCATGTACCTGTCGTCGTAGTGCGAAGAGTTAAATCTAGAGGCGTCGTTGGAATACTTGTCCTTTACCTTGTTGGCGATCTCCTTGTATTCCTCCTCCGTAAGCTCATCGCCAGCCAATCGCTTTAACTCCTGTATGTGGATTCGCTTGATGTGACCAGCGTAAACCATGTCCCCGAAGTTGGGGTCCTCTGTATAGCTGTGAACGAAAGTAGATGGATCGACGTACTCTACGTCTATACCCTTGTTTGGGTCGTTCTGTCTTTTTACAACAGCCATGCCTAGAGACACTAGGTCAAGAACAGCCCTTCTGAATGTGGCGTCGTTGAAGTTGGCCCAAGACAGCGTCATGGCGGTAGCCAGTTGAGCAGCCACCTCTGCATCAGTCTTGATGTTTGTATCCATAAACATCTCCGCCTCCTCCAGGGATTCTGGAATGTCGTCGGGGTCCATGTCCAAAACAACGCCAGTCTGCTCTTTGAGCTGCATAAGTTGCTCGCGAGCCTCAACTTGCATCCTCATCCTATCCTTCTTTTTATTCTTCTCTGAAGACGAGACGGGGTCTATAGACTCAAGATTCGGGTACGGATCCTTTGCGAGGATCTTGTTTGCTACAATCTTTACAAACTTCGGAAGGATTGGGACGGGGGTGTAGTCCAGGTTCAACAAGCTACCGTCTCCGTCCATTGGATTGAGGGAGCTCAGAAGCTTTTTGTATATTGTCGTATCTTGTGTGCCGTTGGCATAATCTCTGTTGCGACTGAAGATCTTATTTCTCCTTCCGTACAGTGAGTGTGTGTCCGTAGACTGTCCCCATTGGGAGTAGATGGCCCTCGCGTACTGAAGACCGTAGGACTTATCCCTTTTTGCATCCGCCCCCGCTAACGGATCAGGAAAACCCTTCTTCTTATTATTGTCGCTATACATTGGCACAAATATAATAAATCAGCCGATTGTCTTGTAACGCCTAAAAAACTTGCGCTCTGTAAAGTCAGACCTTTCTATAGGTTTTGATTTTTGAGCAGCAAGGAGTGCAAGTCCAGAACTAATTGTCAAGTCAAACTTAGTTCTGTCATTAATTTTGAACCCTATCCAGTCCTCTAGCGTTCGGTTAAAATACATTTTACCATACTCTCCCGTATTGTTGTTTACGCCTACGTGGTCATAAATGTATTGCTCTATGGCCTGGGCATGTGATTGTATAACGTCTTGAGAGTTTGAAGGTATGCCCTTTGTCTTTACATTCACCTTGGCAGTAGTAGACATGAGGTGGGCTGGTCTATCCATTAAGTATCCATCGTAACCTCTTGACTCAAAGTATCTTACGATGCCGTACTTATTGTTTTCCACGAGGAGTGGATAACCGTAAAAAAATGCAGCCATGAGTACGTCTTCGTAGAATATCTTGGCCAGGTCTGGTCTCGATGCATACTCCACGACAAACATATTCGACGGATTCTCTATATGAAACTTGTTGTACAGATGCAGGGCTCCCTTCGAGCCCCTGCCATCGACCGTGGCGTCGAGGTCGTATGAGTCGACCCCTCCGCACCCCCTGTCAGCGAACGGGGCTACTAGCTTACCCCTGTCTATTTTCTTTACGTTGCGCTGCTCTGGAGGGGGCATCCAGGACACCCTAAACCTACCGTTAGGATCTGCGGAGAACACAACTTCTTTGTCCTTTTCCTTCCAGATAAAGTTACCCTTCACTACTGGGTTTGGAAAAAGGTCGTCATTGTACTCTACTTGCTGATAGATCTTACCTATGTTAAACAGGCTTCCGTCTATGCTGTCTCTAAAAGCCTCGTCTGTAGTAAACGGAAACTGTCTGGTTATCTCATTGAGTTCCGACGGGTCGCCCTTTAGGCTTTCTCTTTCGTTTTTAAGATACGTCTTCGACCCGATATTTATGGTATCGCCATCAAGACCATCCACAGGGCTGTCGGGATCAGATACGATCGGTTTTCCATATACATCAAAAAATCCTTCAAGTGATTCATGGGCTGGTATAAATAGGCGGTAGAGGCCTGACCTCGTTCTGCCGTTTGCGTTTCTTTCTTCGGGGTTTGAGTCGGCCCACAGGTCCTTGTACTCCCTGCCGCCTTTATCCATGGGGTTTACAGTGCTACCCACCAAGGCCTTGCCCACAATTTTTCTCCCCACAATCAAGCAGGTCCGCTGAATCCTCCAGGCATCCCTAATGTCCGTAGGTTTCTCCCACTTTCCAGCCTCATCCAAATAAAGCAGATGCAGCTTCTCTCCGTCGTATGCGTTATTTGTGGTATTCTTCCAGTTAATTACCGTATTAAGAGCCTCTCCCGTCTGCGAAGTCTTATTCTTCTTCGTGATTCTCTTACTCGGCTCGCGAAAAGCCAGCTCCATGCGTGGGTTAGTGGTACCATCCTGAATGGGTTTAAAGAAGAAGGGGTAGTGGCGGAACATTTGAACCACCTTCTTCATGAATATATTTTCCTGAGCGTCCTTACCAGTCTTTGACTGGATGCCAAGGAGTTTGTCTTTGACCTGCGTCGCTTCATCTAGAAGGACGGCGGAGCAGATATTCGTATACCCACTCCGCCTGCACTTAGTGTACAGCTGGCCTATACAGCGCGGATCCGCCTCACACGCGGACAAATGTAAGAAAATATCTCTTTGGAATTCTAGATAGTCTGGATAACCCACATCTATCTTGGTCCACTGAAGCATCATGTAGTGCCTACCCGTAATATATGTAGGCTCACCGTTATTATAAAACCAAAGGCCCTCACGCCTACGGCGAAATTCCTCCTCGATATACGGAGAAAACTTTTGTCGAAACTCCCTTGGCATCTCCGCCCACTCGTCCATACTCTTAATCCTAGACAGCTCTTCGGGCATAAGAAACCTCTTCCACAGCTGCATGTGGTCTGGCTTTCCATATCCTGAAATTTTCTCCTTGGGAGGCTGAGAGGGAAGTGCAATGTTAAGCCCACCGAGTTGAACAACTTCTCCTTCTGTACCCTTGGGGCAAATTCGGATAATATCCTTATCATAAGACTTGTCCATAGCGATTGCTTCTGAAGCTCGGAACCCCAGACTTCGGGTTCGCAATCTCCATGTATTCGCCGCACTCACACTTTATGTCGTGACGAACCTTGTCGTCTACAAACCTAATTCTAACACCAGAGGCTTCTTTTTCCTCTCCGCAGTTGCATTTGTAGTTCGCCATAATTATCTGCCTTGAGAAGCATACGGCTTCTTGTAGTTTTTAGAATTCTTGTTTTTAGACTGCTTGGTCTTGGCGTGCACGCCTTTGCGGCGGACTGTTTTAGCCTGGTAGGATGATACTTGAACTTTAGCCATTGTATTAAATTTTGTACGCCCGACAGGATTCGAACCTGTGACCGTTTGCTTAGAAGGCAAATGCTCTATCCAGCTGAGCTACGGGCGCATGCAATTACTTGCTACGCCTTATCCTGGGCCTGTTATTGGCCCTGTTTTTCGACTGATGCTGCTTCCTTGTTTTGTCAGACGACCCGACATGAGCCTCGTCGAGACGATCACCGTTTCCGTAATTACCCTTACGGCGGTTTATCCTATTAAGAGCAGCTCTGTACAGCTTAGCAGCCTTGCTCTTTCCGTACTTCTTGTACTCCTTTTTATAGTCTCTTGTAGCTCCCATATTGCAAATATAGTAAATTGTTGGGGCGGTGGGACTTGAACCCACGACTTCCTGTGTATAAGACAGACGCTCTAACCAACTGAACTACGCCCCAGTTTGATTGCCCTATATGCGTAGAGGGCCGCCTGACGAAAAAGGAAATAAACTTTAGTCTTCGAACTCGTCGTTCCAAGACTCTTCCCAGAACTTAAAATCTGTTTTATTCATTTGATACACAACTTTTTTCCAATCATTTAGAGAATCTTTCAGCGAAACCTCCGCTGTAATCTTTTGCTTGTCCAATTTCGCCATTGTCTTTTAGGTCTTTGATCATTTGTTCTAACCTCTGTCTTTCGACAAGAAGCTCCTTGCAGTCTGTTGCAGTCTGCTTGATTGACTGGAGCTCGGCTTTGCGAGCCGCGCCTCCAGCCTCTGGGTCTACGGGCTTACGAACCTCTTCGATCATGTTGTTTATGGCAGCCTCCATGCTCAACATGAGCCTTTCGGCAGCCTCAATCGTTGTGAACGTCTTCTTTGACATAGAGCAGATCTTCTGTGCGTGTTCTATAGTACTCCTTGCCGTCAATCTTGATTCGGTAGTCTCTGTTTTCTTTGAAGCCAACTACGTCGCCAACCTTTACGCCAAGGTCTTCTAGGTCTCTGGAGCCAAATGCCACCTTGCCAGATGTCGGTAACTTCTCCTTAAGGGTAACTGTTTCTATGAGCTCCGACAAAGACTCCTCCTCTTCTTCCAGGGGCTCTAAAAGAGACCAACCGAACAGTGGGCGAATCTTTCCGTCTTTTTTGCTTTTGTAGGCTATGGCTTGGTTGCTTAGGGCCTCTGTGCTGCACTTTACGATATAGTGCTTGTCGTTGCCAGTAAGAACCTGGCCACCCTGCATAACGACTAGGTGGTGAAAGTAAAGAGTGTCTCCAGGTTCAACACCTGTGTCTATCTTAAACGGCGAGCATACAACTGGTCCTTCTGTGACCCTATTTTCAAACTCACCGTTTTCGTTTAGACTATGATCGATGTACAGCTCTAGGCCGCTATCGGTCACAATAGTGTCGTTGATGAGCTTTTCCAGCTCAACAACGAAATAATTATACGTACGCATTTAAATTATACTGAAGTCGAACTCCACCGAGTTTGACGGGTTTGTGTACTTATTCCCAGGTATGTAGTGGGCCTTGAGGCCCGCCATCTGTATAATCCCGTTGTTTAGGTAGCACGAACCTATAAGCGGCACCCCTCCCTCGGTACTCGTGGCTGAGTTGTATGGGTAGAACGGGTTTACAAACGGATTGTTTAGTTGACTGAATAAAGATCCAGCGGGGATGTTTATCACCCCAAGCGAAACAATGACCTGATTGTCTGGGATGGCCGTTATAGATGTAATCTTTAGCGACGTCCCATATGCAAAAAAGTTTATTGGATTCTGGCTTACGTTTGGACCCTCGCTACACCCTATATACCGACCCTTTTGACCTATGATACGTATTTGACTAACAAGGTTCCCTGGTATTTCATCCTGAGGGTATCCAGCATACTGGACGAAAGCGCCTATATCTGTCTTAACCAGGGTTCCTATTAGGGTTACTTTCGGGAAAACTGGAAAGTTGCACTCTGGAAGATTGCTGTTTTGCAGGTACTCCAAAATATCAAAGTCCCCAACATCGGTTTGAGACGCATATTCCTCAGAACTGAAGCTGACGGATGTTGCAATCGCGTCATCGAAAAGCCATTCCCATACAGGCATATTAGAAGTTTAGGTCATATTCAATGATACAGGGCATGTCGTCTACAGACTTCCAAAGAACTTGGCCGTCGTCCGTTTGCAAATATACAAGATATCTTTTCCTGTTGTACCTAAACAGGTGCTCGTCATCAAGGACTATTGCAGAAACGTTTCCAGTACCAGCTCTCATGCCGATATAATACGCCATAGCGTCTTTGGGGTCCCTGCCGA